ACCAATATGACAATTATTCAAGCAGCAGGTGTGTTTTTCTACAGCACCTCTACTAATAGATACCTGTATCTATTGAGAGCCGACCAAAAAAATCCTACATGGAGTATACCGGGCGGAAAAATAGAAAAAACTGAAACCCTGTATGAAGGGATCCAACGAGAATGTACTGAAGAAATAGGAATGTTTAATCCATTATGGAAGCTCATTCCAATTCAAAAATTTGTGAATAACTCATTCACATATAATACATTTTTTTGTGAAGTTACAGAAGAATTTATTCCGGTGTTGAACGACGAACACGTGGGATATGCTTGGGTTAAAGAAGGACAGTACCCTAAACCATTACATCCTGGTTTATTTTCTACTGTCAATATTGATATCGTTAATGAAAAACTAAGATCGCTTGAAAAATAATTAGTGCATACCTAATAATTTGCCCAGTACTGGCCAACCCATTGCTCCTGCCAGTACACTTGCTCCCATAATCATCCATTTCCACTTTTCTAAAGCGGTGATTTTGGTTGCCATTTCTTTGTGAGCCTTAACATTTTCAATTTGATATTCTTTAATAAGCGTTTGAGTATCTTCTATGTGCTTATCTATATGAGTGCGAAGGTCCTTCAAGTCAGTTTTCAAATCACTGACTTTTTCATCAATGTTTTTGTACTTTACCTGAAGGACCGCAACTTCGGTTTCGGTCTGATTTAATTGCTCAACTGAAGTTTGAATCGCCATAGTATTCTACGCCTTACGCTGCGCCGATAGTCACGATTGGGTAAGGTTGAGCATTTGCTGTATTTGCGTCTGCTGCCGCTGCACTATTGAACGTTGCATATGCAGGGTTTGCATTTTCTAGAACGATGTTGCCGGTAGCAGTAGTTCCTGAAGTGGAACTGAATAGTTCCGCAGTGTGATCGCTCAAGCTTTGAACATTAACAGTTGAACTATTTGCATAAGTTGCAGTAATAGTCATTGTGTTTGGTGTTAGAGCAGTATTAGCAAGATTAGCAGTATATGCTGCACCCACGATACCAGTTGTAGTGCCCTTTACCAAATACTTTTGCTTGCCCTTTTGACGCACAATGTATCCTGCTTCTGGAAGAACCTGAACGAATGGGTCTCCGTAACCAGTTGGACCACTTGAGTTATTAGCTGAAACGGCACTCAACACAACACGATTTTGAACTGCATTTCCAGTTACGCTAACGTTTGAAGTTAGTGCCTGCACCGCGCCACCTGGTGTAGTAGAAACAGTGAATGCTGCTGCGTTAGCGATAGTTTTGACAAAGTAAGTTGTACCTGCAGTTAGGTTACCGAAGGATGCGTCAAATACCACCGGAGTATTTACAGTAAGTGTTTGAGCATTACCTGAAGTACCTATAACGTTACCTGTTGCAGTAGTGTTAGCAACAGCTACCGTTAGATTGCCTTTAGCTGAGGTCGTAGTTCCTAAAAGTTGTTGTGATCCATTAGCCCAAATTGCGTAAAGAATAGTACCAGTTGCAACGTTTGCAAAATCAGTACCTAATCCTACAACCACATTGCTTGACGTGGAAGCAAACTCAGTACCAGTGCCGTTTACACCAAATCCTACATTACATAGAACTTGATTACCGTAAAGAGCAGTATTTCCACCTACTACTGAGTAAGTGTTTGCATTAGTTGCAGGCCATTGTGATCCGGTTGGATTGTTGAAATACATGTCAACTGGAGCAACAGTAGTCGAAACAGAACCCGAAGCAGTGCTTAGTGGAACTTGTGCATTAGTTGGATTAGCATTAAGCGGTGTTGCAGAAACAGTGAAGGTGCTATTGTTTCCTGCATTCAATATGCTAAGAATCCAATATAGCGTTCCGGCAGTAAGTCCACCGATGCTAGATGCAGTTACGAACGGCATACCTGCAATAATACCTAGCGTGGTGAAATTTGCTGAAGTTGTTACGACGTTGGTCGTAGTAGTTGTGTTTGTGATAGTTACGACTGCTTGTGCCTTCGCAATCTTTAGAGGACGTCCCATTTGTTTTCTCCTTTATGTGTGGGTTCTAGCCACTACGCGGTGGGTAACCGCGTAAACTCTCAACAGAGTGTTCTTTCTATATTTATCATAAGGTTAAAAAAATAGGAGATGTTATAGTCTACCTACTGCTACTTCGATCACACCGAAGAGACCGTCGAAGTCTTCTAGAGACTTACCTATAACTGTGCCCATAGACGGAGAAGATGACGCCATTGCGCGTCCATATCCCGCACTTACTAGCATGTCACCTTTTCTAATAGAACCCGTAACTTTACATGGCACACGTCCTTGTAGTGCAATTGGAACCGCAGGTGCTGCACATATTTCATGCATGGCAAATGCAGGATTAGTAGAAACTACTCCCGCGACCCTACTTGTTTCGGGGGAGGCTACAGTTACTTCTGCTGTTCCCCCAAACTGTAATACGGTGCCGGGTTCATATGTGCTAATATCAGCGGTATAGTATTCTGCTAAGTCAGCGTAAGTTGATTGTAGTTTTGATCCGCTAGACAGGGACCAATTACCTGTGATTGTTCCGGCAGTTGTGTTTGCTCCAGTAGTAAGCGCGGTTGCTCCTACCGTTCCGGTATACGTAGGCAAATATGAGGCGACGTTTGAGTTGCTATATGCGCCATCAAAACTAATTGCTACGCCATTGGCATAATAATAATTATCAGTCTTAATTCCGCCCGTTGTTACGTTTGCAGTAACGGAGACTGCGGACAGCGTACCAACTGATGTGATGTTTGGTTGTGCATTAGTTGTCACTGTACCTGCTGTAGTTGCGTATGCGACTGCACCCGATACGTTTGCACCTTGAATGTTAGATAGGTTGTTGCCGGCACCATAATGGTTTCCAATTATATTTGCACCACTTATGTTTCCAGTAACTGTTAATGATGTTAGTGTACCAACTGATGTGATATTTGGTTGTGCGTTAGTTGTTACCGTACCTGCGGTACCTGCGGTTGCAGAATTTAAGTTTGCTACTTGAGTAGTCGATGTAACTGTAAATGGTGCAGTTCCGGTAGTTACATTTGACACAAATCTAGTAGATGTAACAATACCGTTGGAGTTGAGATTACCTACGTTTGCGTCACCATTAAGAGATAAAACCTTACCTGTGTAATCATAAACTAAGTTTGCATCTCCAGTTATCACGCTGCTGGCATTATATTGAATTGAAGTGTTTGAACCGCCAGCTGCTGCGGTTCCGCTACCCGAAGAAATAATAGCAGTTGCAATAGCGTTGGGAGAATTGGTGTAAGTTAATCCAGTTCCATTAACTCCAGTAGTTAAACCTGCATCAGTATACAAGGATACGTTACCAGACGAAGGGAAATCACTCGCAAGCTTAACATAAAATGTGTTACCATTAACATTGGCATTAGCAACACCGTTAACACCACTAATAGTAACCTGCAAGTCATTTGTGTATGGAGTAGTATTTGCTACTGTCATGACAACAGGAGTATCATTGCTTAGAGCCACGATGTTGGTATAAAGTGAACCTTTTGGTGTCCAAGAAAGATTACCTAAACCATCAGTGCTTAACACATAACCAATAGCTCCGCCGGTAATTTTTACATTTGATATACTACCAAAATTTAAAGTGCCACCAGAAGACCCACCTGTGTTTACCCAACTACTTCCATTGTACGCTAGTACCTGTCCAGCAGTTGGAGAAGTAATTAAAAGGTTCCCAACCACGCCATCAATTTGACTGAAGGCTATTTTCGAATAGCCAGTAAGAACTTCAATGTTTTCGTTAGGAGTAGTTTTACCTACAAACAAACGTTTATTATCTGTGGCCCAACCAAATTCACCTTCATCTAGTTGCGGTAGATCAACTAGGTTACCTGTACGAACTTGAAGTTTTGAAATTTGTAAAATCGACATAAGAGTATTTTCACCCAACTGGTATATACTCTTATTTAGTCTTTACATATTAGAATTCCGCTAAAGGAATTTAGTGTAGTACTGTTCTACTCGTTTCCACCACAAGTCAGCATAACGATCAAACTCATTTCCTTCAATTATGAATTCTTGATAGATCACGTCAGCAGAACACATAAAAATAACACCCTTTCGAATTTTGGTTCCCCAAACTTCGTTATGAGCATTAGCATATGCAGTGGTTTGCACGAAATAGTCGTCAATCCATTCGCGCTTTTTAGGTTTATTTGTTTGTTTGTGGTCCATAACCGCTTCATCACCTGCATGAACTCCGACCAAATCTGTCGTGCCTGCATAGATTTCAGGAAAATACAAACCTACTTCGGTTCCCCAATATTCAGTGCAATTGACTAGTCCCTGAGAAATAATGCTCTGTGCCATAGCATGACTTTGTGTGCTGTATGGATTAGTACCTGGATCACCAGTAGCATCTAACTTAATGTAGTTTTCGATCCACTTGTGCATACGAGTACCTCTACCCGCTGCCTCAGTGGTGATTTCCTGAGCTTTGGCATGACCTACACGATTTCGCCAATTTTGAAGTGCTTTTTTCGAATCTTCTGATTTTGTAGCATCGAGTATAGTCGTTACAGAAGGTAGTTTGTTACCATCAGGAGTTACGTATCTTCTTGATCCGTCAACATTTACTCTTTGTAGGTCTGTATAAGGGAATTTATTAGTTATAGCCATCTGTACAGTATACAGTAATGTATAATCAAATCAATGGTATTGGGCTATCATTTATTGGCTGACTTAAGATTAGATAGCGCAGAATTGGCCATTTTAGATACTATCTTTTTGTTTTCATCTTCTGGTGCTTTTGTCTCAGCAGAATCATCTTCTTGTCCTTTAAAGACTACTTTATCACCTTGAATGTTCTTAACAAGTGTTTTGAGCGGCGCGACCTTAATCATGTTGTATAAATCGTTAACATCTAGAATAACGTCATATTGTTGAAAGTAATCCAGCAATTCATCAACGGTAAAATTGTCACTATCAACTTCGCCGTTTTCTACATCATCTTTCAATTGATTGGTTAGCGCAACAATTTTTGCGACTTGTGCGCTATCCTGATCGAATTCAAAAAGAAACATTAAATTATCGCTTTGGGCGGCCTGCACCGCTGAATCTAGGTGGAAGTTCTTCCTCATCAGACTTTGGTTCAGAGAGATCCATATCTAAATCTTCTTCGTCACCAAGTTCGCCACCTAAGTCGGCTCCTAACTCTGCACCCATGTCAGCTCCAAGCTCAGGTTCGTTGGTTGCAAATGCATCTTCGCCGCCTTGACCAGTGAGTGTGCCTAGCGCACCTTGAAGCGCAGCCTTTGTTTCTTGTAGAGTGCTATTGAGAGTAGTAAGTGCTTCGGACACTTGCTGATTGAATTGTGTGCTTTCGTTGACACCAATTTCTGATTGAATCGAATCGACCAGTGCCGGAAGTTCCTTAACAAGCATATCATTGACATCTTCATAGTACTTTTGTACAGTGTCAACCATATCTTGTGCAGCAAGAATGACCTGTGACTTCTCTACTTCTTCATTTTCAAATACGATGCGAGGAGACTTAGCATAAGGTAAATGCTGAGTTAGAGCCTGCTCCATAAACTTCAACTTCAAATAAGTTGGATTGTTCTGTGCTTTATGAAAATTAGGTGATCGTCTTGATTCGTTGATCAGACCAGTAACCTTCTTTAACATAGCACGGGTTTTTGCGCGGTCTAAGTTCGATACGTCAAAATTCATAGAAAAGGATTCCTTAAGTGCTCTTTCAGCAACGTTATTCTTGTCTAAATCGTTAAGTTTCATAAGTTAATCTTCCTGTTGATTGTAATATTTATCATCGGTATGTAAATTTACGTTCTTTTGACTTGTCAAACTTACGAGCCTGAATCATCATAGAACTATTTATGAAAGAATTGACTTCATTGACTACTTGTTTTTTCTGAAAGGTGTCTTCCTGTAACTTCATTCTATACATTTGTTTAGTGTAAACATTGGTTGATGTTCTGCTCATATTTTTATGTAGAGTAATCTCTACTTGCAAGCTACTAAGTTTTGCATCTAGTTGTTGTAACCTTCTTGCTTGTTTTCCCAAATCAGCATGCTGCAATGTACACCAGGTAACAGCATTTCTTAGTGTAGTAAACTCATGGGCGTCTTTATTTTTTAATACAACTACTTTATACCAACCTGCAGGTGTGAGTTTAACTAAATATTTACCAAATAGACCATATTCTCCAAATTGGTATTTAGTAACTAACACTTCACTGAGGTTAGAATTCAATTCTTCGTCAAAAAATTTAGCTAGTTTTACCACATTTTTCATATTACATTATCTCAAAATAGATATTTTTTAACTCTACTGTAGTATTTAAAAAGGATGAAGTGGGAACATTCTGTTCTCCGCAAACTATCATCGGTACTCCGTCACAATCGCTGTACAATGATCCCAACGGTACAATTCCATTTTCAAATACGCTAGTGTGTTGAATCTCAAACTCGAAACTCCAGCAGTAACTAAATTTATCTTGCATCTCATATGCAAACCCAAATTTTTCAAATTCAGATTCACTCATTT